GGTCTGTGGTTCTGACGTTTGCCCTTCCGATCTCGGGGTTTTTTTTTTTTTTTTTTTTTGTTTTTAAATAAGTAATTTTGAACGCCATGTTAAAGAAAAGAATTTAGAACCCGGGGGAATGGATCTTGGTCCATTTTAAAGTTAACCCAGGGATTTAGAAGCCTTCCAACGGGGTTGTAAAAGCTTTTACGATAACGGTTGACAGTGCGGTGGGCGGGTGCCGCAGGGGAGCAATAGTGCTGGTAAGCAATACGGCTCTCCCGATACTGTTTTTGATAATTACAGGTTTACTAACAATGTTAGCACCTTCATTTAACCCAAATTGGGCAAGGAATTCAGCATCGAAGTCATTGAATTGCAATTTTGGTGTAAATTGATGCAATCCTCGGTCGATGCAACCAGATGTGATTTTCTTTCGAATTTCTTCGAACATACGGCTCCCCAGGTGATATGCAAAACGGAGAGCATCCAGTATGTTATCGCCAATCTGTGACTCTGGTGAGGTCACATGCTGCCACATAGGTAGTTCTGTAATTGTTTGAAGTGCTATGGGAGATAGAATAACGTGAGGAAACTGATGGTGGGGTTTAAAGCCACGCTTTAAGAAAGTCAAATCGGTTAACGGTTCAATGCCTTTCTCCGAAATCTCGCCTTTAGTTGCGGTTGTGCAGGTAATGCCATATTCCTTGAGGATATTGGCAACGGTTCGTTGATTGAACCATTCCTGGACACAATTCGCAACAGAAACTGCATTGTCGTCGCCATAAATGACAGAGCGGATAAATTCGTTATATTTGGAAGAATAGTCGGTAAGGTTGTTTCGCTTACACAGCATGCGCCAGGCATATCTCAGGTAAATCTCTCCTGCTATTGAGTTACCAATAGTAGTCATCAAGAAACCTGAAGGATTGCCTTTATGTTTTTGATAGACGGTATTAACTGCGATATTTTTGCAGTGTATAACGCCTTCTAAAATGATATTGCGCGCACGCTGTTCAGTGGGGAAGGTGGGTGTGTATGTAGAATACCACCGATTTGCAATTTTGCCAATTCCATACATGACTTCAGCTGGTATGCTTCCGTCAAATGCAGAATAATCACAGGCAAAACCACTATCGCTGATAGAGTTAAGCCGCTCAAACATACGAGTCCAGTCGGGACCGCCGGCGTTTATTCCAACGGCAGAGAATCCTATTGTAGGTTTTGATTCAATAGCAGCGATAAAATCCATAAAGTGCATTCTTCCAATAATGGTTGAATGTACAGGACCAAGGCAGAATGTTCTAGTACTGCCCTTCGCGATCTTCTCGTCTGGTCTCTTTTCATCCTTAAGGCAGTTGATCCAATAATCATTGGGAACAACTCCGGAATAAATGAGAGCTAATTTGTGATCGATTTGTTTTTGCAATTCGGGGGTGGGGACCCTGTCACCCGGCTCACCCTCAAACAGATAGGCTTTTCCACTAGCGTTAGCGGGTCTTGTTTGGATATAGGGGTAACCGGGGGACGTTTTCATCTCAAGCGGCTCATAATGTTGTAAATATGGGTCGCCATTGATTGCTGTTTTTAAAGTTTTAACGCCAACAGCTTGCGTTATAGGGGGATAGAGACTGATAGTCTCAAGTGCAACATCCTCGATAGCCAAATCGAGTATTTGTTTGTCAAATTGCACCTGGTCTCCACAATATTTCATGAGGGAGGTTTGCATTGGATCACGATCAGGAAAAGGATTTCGCGGATCGGTCTTTGACAATATTGCGGGTTGAACATGGGAATTGAAAATTCCATGTAAAGGAGATTTAATTATTTGCGTTTTATTGGAGCCAACAACTGATTTCTTTAGCG